CTTCTTCGGGTGTGGTTTTGGGGGCGTCGTCGATGTCGGTGGGCGGTGGCAGTGGGAGCGACAACGCCTGCGTGTCTGTGAATCCGCTGCCAGTCGCGACGCGGGGAGCCTCGCCGTACTCAATCGCTTCGTCCTTGTCGATCATGCCGTTCAGCACGTCGGGGAACGCATCTCGCAAGGCCCACGAGCGAGCGCGATGCACGACCATGCGTTGCGGGTAGTTCGTCCACGGGCCAGCCTTGCCCAGCAACCCTGCACGCTTCGCGTCGGCCATGCTGAATTTCTGGATGTACGGGGACTTGTGGCCTTTGCGGTAGGCGGTCACGGTGGCGACCATCTTGTCGCCTTCGCCTTCAATCTTCGTTTCGATGCCTTCGCACTTGTCCGACCGTTGCACAACTGCGACCATCCCGTCGCCCCAAAGCGCGGGGCGTCCGTTGATAATCGTGATATACATCACGCTTTCCCACGGCGTCAGGCCGATGCTGTGGCCGTGCATGATTGCGACGCAAGCGCCTGCGGGCGTGTGCTTCGTCCATCCTGCAGCGATAAGCAGACTTGCGAGCGTCTTCACGTCGTCGCTGCTTCGCAGGACGGGTAGTTGGTTCTCAAACGTCAACGGCTGTGCTTTGACAATCTCGGTACTCATTACTCGCCTCCAACTTCCTGCACGATGGCGATAAGGGCATCCCATTCGGCGCGGTTGACAACAACGGACGTTTCGCGGATGGTGGCCGAACGTGCGGCCTTATTGACTGCGGCAAGCAGGCGTTCGCCACTCGCCGCAATCTTCGTCTTGCGTGCAAGTTCGGCCTTGTGCCGCTTCTCCTGCTCTTCGCGTTCCTTGCGAGCCTTTGCCTCGGCTGCTTCACGCTCTGCGCGGGCCTTGGCTTCCGCTTCTTCACGCTGGCGGCGTGCGGCTGCCTCGATCTGTTCACGCTCGGCTTTAGCCTTGCGTTCTGCGGCTTCGCGTTCTTCGCGGGCCTTGCGTTCAACCTCGCGACGCTCTGCTTCAAGGCGTTCACGCTCGGCCTTGGCCGCCGCTTCACGCTCTGCCGCTTCCTTGCGAAGCCGCTCGTTCTCAGCACGAACGCGGGCATCTTCATCGCGGCGGGCCTGCTCTGCTGCCGCTGCTTGCTCGGCTGCTTTCCGATCCGCCTCAATCTTCGCTTCGTGTGCTGCCTTGGCTCCAGCGAGAAGTGCATCGAATGCGGGCTGCGCCATGTCGCCCAGCATGTAGTGTGTCGGGTCGGCGAACGGGCGAAGTGCCTCGATGCGTTCGGCTGCAATCTTCGCCTTGCGCTCGGCTTCCATCCGCTCGGCAATCTTCTCTTGCTCTTCCAACCGCCGCTCTTCCGGCTCAATGTCAAGGACCAAGACGTTATAGATGCCGTCGATGGCCTTACCCTTGCGCAGTGAGTCCTCTTTCAGCACCTTGCGGGTCTTCTCGGCGGCAATGCGAATCTCGCGAAGTTGCAACCGGGCGGCTCGTGACTTCTTGATTTCCGTTACCTGCGTCGGGTCGGTCACGGTGATTGCCCGCGATGCGGCAAGTTCGTTTGCCGCCTTCTCAAAGAACGGGCCAAACGCTTCTCGCAGCGTGTTGGCGTCGGCTGCTGCCAGCGACGAAGACTGGATAGCCTTCGCAAGTTGTGGCGGTTCGGAAAGAACAATCTCTGCGGTCGTCGTCATAGTGCAAACTCCTTGTAACGCTTCTTCACCCAACCCGGCAACCCAATCGGCGTCGGCGCGTCCGCGACGCGGCGGGGCCACTTGCCTGACTTCTCGCACTCGGCCCATTCGAGGAGCCATGCGTTTACGATCCCGTCTGCGATTGCCTTGGTGTCGTCGTCGATCTCGAATGTCGCCACGCTGTAAGGCGGGCTGTTCTCGATTGCGATGATGACGCTGCGAACGTCGGGCAAGCCAAGCACGTTCCAGCCACGGCGGTAGAAAGCGTTTTGGGTGTGATACCCGAAGTCATAAAGCGACTTTTCAAAGTCTTCCGGCTGCACGCTGCGGGTCGTCTTCACGTCGGCCCATGCGACCGGCTGCTCGCCCACCATGCAAACCTTGTCGAAGCGTGCCCGGCACAAAACCCCGCTCGGATCATTCCAAACCATCGTCACTTCCCGCGGGCCTTCCAGCGAACGCCAGCGGCGGGCGTCCGGGTGTGCGCCGATGCTCTTGCTCGCCTCGCGAATCTCGTTCAATTCGCTCGCGTCAATCGCCGCACCGATGGCGGGGTGTTCTGCTTCGTACTTCTTCTTCGCCGCGTGCGACGTGACCGGAACAATGTGGACCTCGTTCTCAAAGTTCTCACGGTCAAACGCCCAGGCGTGGAAGGCGGTTCCCCATCGGGTCGCCTCGGTGTGTTGGCTGGCTTCGCGGCGTGATGCGGCGCAGTGTGCGGGCGAGTCGGCCATGTGCCGGAGCGTGGAGTGATTGCACGCCCACGGCTGGTAGTACGTGGTGCGGCTCACGCCGACGTACAACCCCGGCTCAGGCTTCGTCGGGTCGAGTTGTGTCGCTGGTTTGAACATTCGTGAATCGCTCCTGCAACTGCTTCATCTTGATCTGTGCGAGTTCGTTCGTGGGCTTTTCGGCGACTCGATACCAGCCGTGTCGGTTTCGTCGGTAGATGCCGTAGGCAAACGGGCCTTTGCCCATCCAGTCGCCCTTATAAAGCGGCTCAATCGCGAACACTGCAACGGGTGCTGCTTGCGTTGTTCCCATGCAAAACTCCTGAAATCCCCCGCCGCCCCTGTGAGAACGGCGGGGACCATCGCGGCAACGCGCCGCTCTTCGTAAACCGCGCCTGCTGGGGCAGACGCGGAGAGGGGGACCGGCGTTAGCCGGTGTGGTGCTGTTTGCGGGCGGCGAATCTATTGCGAACGGCAAGCATGGCTTCGGCGATGATGTACGCATCCTCAGCGAGCCGATCCGCATAACTGATATCACTCTGATCGGCCCACGGCTGGTCGTCAAACCCCGTTCGGTCATCCATGGTTTCACTTCGCATCGCCAAGTCTTCAAGTGGAATTAGTGCTGCAATCGCCTTGGCCGCGAAGTAGTCGCGAAGGGTCATGCCTTGCGACGGTGGGTAATGCTCCGCCATTCCGTCCGAATGCCAAGGAAACGCAGGTCCACCATCGTCAATCTTCTTCTCGTCGCTCATATCGCTGCCCTTTCAATTGCCCGTCGCGCGGGCTTCGTCGTTCATCGCTTTCCACTCGGCGTAGGTCATCTCGTCGCTGTCGTCGTCGTCAACCCCCGCCTTCGCGTCAAGGTCGATCTGGTGAAGGCGGGCGAGTTCGTCGTCGGTGAGAAAGTCCATGCGTGTTCCTTTCAATGCAGCGGGCCGGAGTCGAACCGGCTATGTCGCGTTCATACCTCGTCGGGAATTGAACCCGTGTGCGCTGGACCACCACAAGGCGCATCCTGTTCATACGAGTGCGTGTCGCCGTCCACGCCGCCGCTGCAAACGCACTGGCGGTTTGGTAAAGCCGCCAGCACGGGAGGAGAAGAGAGAAAACCCCGCCGCACCAACAAGGCGCGACGTGGTGCAAGGCTTAGTTCATGGCTTTCTGGACGCGCTTCCAGTAGGCTTCGGTTGCCTTCTTGCGGTCGCCGCGTGGCCCAGAGTTCCAGCGGCGTGCAACGACTTCATCGCTCGCGTCTTTGCTGTAGTGGTTTGAATAGGTGCGAAACATCGCCCGCGACTTGTCGGCACACTTGCGGTCGTCCAGCGTCCAGCGGTCTTCGCCCACGATGCGGTTGCAATCCGCAACCATGATGGGGTGAATCTGCAAGATGCCGACCGCCTTGCCACCGTCGCCAACCGCATCCGCGCGGCCTGACGATTCGACGTGTTCAATAGCGGGGAGAAGGCGGGCGTAGCGGTCGGCGGTGCCAGCACCGAGAGAGAGGAAGGCGCAGGCGATGAGGGCTAGGGTGGGTTTCATTGCTTGCCCTCCGCTTTCGCGAGGGCGGCAAGGGCGGCGCGCGCCTCAACAATGTCTTCCCACTCGATACCCTCAACGGTTGAAGGCTCGCCGTGCATCTCGCACTCGGTCGCGTGTCTGCAAATCTTGCGAAGTGCAGCGACGACGCGGGCGTGCGGATTCAGTTCCCCCGCCTGCTTCCCGTTCGTCGGGACGGGTGAGCCGGTCGCGATTGCTTGGCGGAGGGCGGCGGTGCCGCGTGAGTCTTGGCCGGGGGTGTTGCTCATGCGACACCTGCCTTTGCAAGTGCGGCACGAATGAGCCTCAGTGCTTCGCCAGTCTGCGACGATCCGCCAAACTCAATGGCGTCTTTGGCAGCCTTGCACGCCGCAAGTAGATCGGGGGCGGCGCAAATCAAGTGCCCAACCTCTCTGGAAACATGTGCCGAGATAACCGGGCGTGTTCCGCTCGGTCGCTCCGGCCCACGAACCAAATCGCCGATAAGTTCCCATCCACGGAACGATTCGGGATCGGCTGCTTCCTGTTGCTCCCCAAACGCAACCACGGCACCCATCGCACGCTCTTTGATCTCGTGCAAAGACTCAATCTCAACATCGCATGTTCTGGCGTAGTCGTGGATGCGTTCGAGCGCGTCAAGCAACGCTCGTGTGCGGGGATCAGGTTGTTCGGTTGCCGGGGGGACCGGCTGGTTCTGTGCTGCGCCCATCGCGTACTCCTTTGCGGAGCAGGCGGGCCAGCGAATCAAGGAAGTCGGCTAGTGCGAGTTGAGTACCCGCATCAGTATGCCCAAACAATGCCGATTTCAGATCGGTACTGGTTGGGGATTGAACTTCCCGACGCTGGCCCGTCTGCGGGCCGCGAGAGTCGGATTCATGCTCAGGCCCCTTGGCTTCCTTGGAAGCGGGCGCAGACCTTGGAGACGGGGCCGAGCGTGAAACTGACTCGGATGATTGCTGTGGGTTGTCTGCGCCTGAGACAGAATATCGACCATCCGCCCCACTTGCAACACCATTTGCAAACGAATTTCCTCGCCCGTTTCGTAAGTCGTTGGGGCCGCAATCGTTGTCGTCAAAAGATTTTCGATCCCCGCCCATTACGTCGGGCCAGAGATTGGGAATCTTGGCGACTGCGGCGGCGCAATCGTCGGCAGACGGGTCGTAGTACCGTCCCTCTACGCCCCCTTGGTGACGCATGAGGTAATCGACCATCTTCTCCGACACGCCAGCCCCCGTCAGGAACGTGCTGTAGAACTTCCGCGCCGCGTGCGGGGTGAACTTCCTGCCTCGATAGTCCTCGAACGGGATGCCTGCGGCTTCGCGGTCTTGGGCGAATGTGGCTTTGTTGGGGGTGACGGGGAAAACTGGGTCATCCGCGTTCGTTTCCGTTGCGCTCCCTTGCGCATCCTTACGCTCCGTTACGCCGCCTTGCGCCCGATGCTCCCGCAACCGATCCGCCAGCCATTGCGGTATCGGCTGCTCGCGTCGTTTCTTGCCCTTGTTTATGTCCGGCGTCCAGCATAATCGCGGCGGGTTCAATTCCAGTTGCACATGCTTCCACTTCCATCGCGCCGGCTCGTCTAGTCGGCAGCCCATCGCGAACAAGCACGCCCAGTAAAGCGTGCGGTTGCCCTTGCATCGGCGGTCATTCTGTTCGCGTATCCATGCCCGCAACACAATCGCCCGTGCCTCGGCCAGCGTACCCGCCCGTGCCCCTTCGCTGCTGTCGTCTTCCTCGGCCCGAATCGCATCGGCAAGCGGGTCATGCGGCAATAGGCCACGCTTGTACAACCGCTCGGTGAGGCTGTGTAGGGCGGTCATGCGGTGGTTGATCGTCGAACCTTTCCAACCGCTTTCCGTCGCCGCTCGTTGAATCCAGGCTGTGATATTGTCGTGCGTAAGGTCCGCAACTTCCCGCCAGCCGGATTCTCGCATCGCGCGGTAGGCAATCTGCCGGAAGGCTTCGATGCTCTTAGGCTTCTTGCGCCGGAGCCGCATGTGGTCGAGCCATTCGTCTATCGCTTCCATGAGCGAACACGCTGGCGGCTTGCCCAGTCTCAACGGTGCGGGTGGTGGTTGTGGCTGCGAAACGTCCGTGCATCGAGCCGCGTCCGATGTGGCGGCGGCGGTCATGCCCACACTATGACTCAACGAACCGTGTGAGTCAACGGAAACTACAACATTTCCGGTAAATTCCACGCGAACGGACTGCCCCGTAACCAGTTGCACGGTAATAACTTGCACGCAAACAGCCCTTGGCGTCCGTGCCGGTGCGAGGCTCAACTGGGAGCCTGCGGCAGTCTAGCGCAAGCGGGTGAGTTGTGGGCGTGGTGTTTCCCCCGGTATATATCTCTGCGCGTGGGGGGTGGGTGGTGCGCGGAATCTCACGGTTTTATCAAGATTCTCTCGCCGGTTGACGTTTCAACCACCAACTTCGCCCCCACGTTGTCAAGCAGGGCGGCGTAGGTTGTCACAAGCGGCGTCGTCTTTCCTTGCTCGATGCGAGTGACCATGCCCCAATTCTCATGCGTTTGGCGGGTCGTCTTGCCCGATGCGGCGCGGGCGGCGGTGAAGGCTTGTGATGGGGTGGACGTTTTCATTGTTTGCCCGCTTTCATGCCAGCCTCAAACGCCATTTGCATCACCTTTTCAAGTTGCCAAACTGCAATATCGTGAAAGTCGAGCGAGTCGCGTTTGCGGGTTTCCAGCGTGTCAATGTCCAGTTCTTTGCAAACTTGCTCGCGAAGGCTTGCGAGTTGTTGGGCTTGTTTCTTGGTGGTCGTCATTGTCATTCGCGATACTCCTTTGGTGCAGTAGTCTACACCATATCGGCATGGTGTCAACCTATATACCAAGAATCTAGAGAGATTTTTGTAAGTACCTACCCCGCAACGACATAGCCAAACGCGAATCGTGTGGTAGGATCGTCAGGTGCCTATCACATTGACACCAGACGGAGCATCATGCCCACACGAACGCTGAGAACATGCAACGCTTGCCGTAAGCCGTGCGACGGTTCGTATTGCCAGCAACACCAACACCTTGCAGAACGCACGGCATGGGCATCAACAAAGGGCGAGAGTGCAAGTCAGCGTGGTTACGGCGTCGAATGGCGGCGCGTGCGGGCGATGGTGCTGAAAGAACAACCGTGGTGCGAGATATGCCAGCGGCAGTTAGCCAAGCAGGTTGACCACATCACGCCGCTTGCCCGTGGTGGGTCGCATGAGCGAGGGAACTTGCGGGCTGTGTGTGTAGGCTGTCACAGCGAGAAGACGAAGCAGGACGCGGCAAACGGCAGGCGAACACGTACCCAACCGAGGGGAGGGGGGTAGGGGTCGAATCCTTGTGAAGTCTGACGCGGGACGGATGTGTGGTCCGTTCCGCGAATCGCCGCGAAAAAAACACCCCCCGACTTTGGGACAACGTAACACCAGATTGTGGGGTATAGGAATCCGAACGAATGGGACGCAATCGCAAGCCCGCCGCAGTGCAAGAAGCCCGTGGCAATCCCGGCAAGCGTCGTCTAAACGAGTGGGAACCGATACCGCCAAAGGGCGAAGTTGAGCCTCCCGCGTCGTTGAAAGGCGATGCGCTTGCGGTGTGGAAACGTGAGTCGCCTATCGCAGTTGCGATGCGCACGCTCACGACCGCCGACGTGACGTTGTTTGCCCGCTACTGCCGTGCGGTGGCTGAACTCGCGATGATGGATGCCGACTTTGCGGATATGGAAGCGGAGCGGGAGGAGAAGCGGGCGATGGGCGAGAGTGAAGCGAAGTACCGCCACCCGTTCTTGCGAGAGACAGATAGCGGCGGCTGCACGGTCAACCAGATTGCCTACTACCGCGACAAGTTGGAAGACAAGGTAATCAGTATGGGCGAGCGGTTCGGCATGAATCCTGTTGGCCGCACGAAGATCAACGTCCGCCTCGGCGATGGCCTGACCCCCAACGTGCGACCCGCGCCGGGCAGCCGTGAAGCGAAGCAGGAGGGTGTGTTGGCGAAGGTTGTGGGCGGCGAAGTGGCCGGTAGGAATCGGCTGTCAATCGGATAACGCATGGCTCGAAAAACCAAGCCACAACCCGATGCCGCGTGGTACGAAACCGACCCACGGCTAGCGAAGTGGCGAGAACTTCGCGAGACAGAGCCGGGCCTAATGCTGACGGTGGGGCATAAACCCGAAACGCAATGGGCGATGGATGCGAAGTTGCTTGCGGATGGGTACTACTTCGACTTCGACGCGGCGCAGCATTTCTGCGACTTTGTAGAGGGGTTCGTCGTGCTAGGCGACGGGGACCGATACGGCCAGCCTGTCACACTTGAACCGCACCAGTCGCGTGAGTTTCGACGGTTGTTCGGCTGGAAGCGGCCCGATGGAACTTGGCGATACCGCGAAGTGTTCAAGATGGTGGCCCGCAAGAACACGAAAAGCACCGAGGCGGCGTCACTGGGCATCTACCTTGCTGGGTTCGCGGGCGAACTTGGCGCAAGCGTCTACTCGTGCGCGTCGAATCGCAATCAGGCAGAGGAGGGCGTTTTCTTGCAAGCGATTCGGATGTGTGAACTGTCGGACGCACTGGCCCCACTGTCGGACGTGGTGAAGTCTCGCGCCAATATCATGTTTGCTCACGCGGGCAATGCGTCTTTCCGGGCAATCAGCAGCGGACGCGGGCACCACGGTAAAAACGTCTTCGGCGTTATCTTGGACGAGGTTCACGAGTTTCGCAACCGCGCGATGTACGAGGCGATGACGACCGCCAGCGGCGCGAAGAAGCAGAGCCTGACGTACATGATTACAACGGCGGGGGACGATACAGAAACGCTTTGCTATGAGCGTTACCTGTATGCCTGCAAGGTTCGCGATGGTGTTCTCGAAAACCCCGCCTACCTGCCCATCATCTACGAACTCGCGAAGAAAGACGACTGGAAGAATCCCGACAACTGGCGGAAGGCAAACCCGATGCTCGGCGTGTCGGTGTCGATGGCTTACTTGCAGGACCAGTTCGCGAAAGCCCTGGCATCGTCGGCAGAGGAGGCGTCATTCCGCCGCTACCACCTCAACCAATGGATCAACGACGCCGAACGGTGGGAACACTTGCACGACTGGCTGCAATGCGTCGGCGCAACGCACGCGCCGGGCCAGATTCCCGCCGAACTGCATGGCGTGGATGCCTACGGCGGGCTGGACTTGGCGCGCAAGTACGATATTGCGAGCATCTGCATCGCCTTCAAGCAGCCGATGGAGCCGGTTTACGACACCGGCAAGCCCATCGGAATCGAACAGAAAGAGGGCTATCGGTGTTTCTGGTGGCACTTCATCCCCGAAGATATTGCCAATCAGAAACAAAAACGCGACGGTGTGCCGTATCTGGACTGGGCGCGGCAGGGCTGGCTCACGCTCACGCCGGGCAATGTCATCGACTTGCGGGTGATTCGCGAGAAACTAAAGGAACTGGCGGGGGTGGTTGCCTTCCGTGAAGTGCGGTATGACCCGCGTTTCGCCACTGAGTTGGTGCAATATTGCCAAGATGACGGAATCCCGATGGTCGAACAGAACCAGCGGATGGACCAGATCAGCCCGGCGTTTGCCGAGATTGAACGCTGTGCCCGGCTGGGCTTGTTGTCGCACGGGAACAACCCGATCCTGAATTGGATGGCGTCGAACGTGGCACTGATTCAGCGGCAGGGCATGGCAATCCCCGCGAAGGACAAAAGCACGGGCCGCATCGACGGTATCTCGGCCATGATAAACGCTGTCTCAGGCGCGATGATTGGCAGCAACGCGCGAAGTGTGTATGAATCACGCGGGATTGTGGGGGTTGGTGATGGCGAGGATGATGGGCTTGCGGTACTATCTGGGGCATGAGTTACGCGCAGGCAGATATTGCGGAATCGAAGGCGATTATTCGTAGTGGCGAGCCGCCGATGAAGTGCAACCGACGAAGGGCAGACGCGAGCCTTTTCATTCAGACGATTGACAAGATGAATGATGGCGAGTGGCTTGTCGTAGAAGATGAGCGAACAAAGCGAAAGTTGCAAAGCCGCGTGATTTGGCACCAGATTCACAGTGGGCTGCGAGCGTTTACATACGTTGCGGCGGACGGGTCGTTGGTTGTGGTGAAGGGTGACAAGGAACAGCAATACGTCCCGCAAGAGTTCCCCAAGGGAATGCCAGTTGTCTGTTTCGGCGAGCCGCCAAAGTTTCGACCGACACGAGAAGCAGGAAAGCCGCGTCCCCGTTGCCCATATGTGTGCTGCGCTTTGAGGCTTGCACCCGGCGAGTGGTTCAAGTTGCCCGATACAGCATTTTGGAAGTTTCGTTACTCACTCTCCAAGTATCGGACCCGCGACCGCATTTTGCTGGACGTAAGCATTAGGCAAACGGAATCGCTGGAGTGGATCGTTATCCGTCGAAAGCCATAGCCCCGCATCGGCGGGGTTTTTCATTCCGGGAAATTCCCATCCGCCTGCATTGCATGGTGCATGAGCCTTATCTCGCGAATGCTATCGGCTGTCGGTATCAGTGAACGCGCCGCCCCCCTGTCGTGGTCGTCCGTTTACGAAGCACTGACGGGACAGCCTATCAATTCGGCCCTGCCCGCCGTGACCACCGAATCGGCCATGAAAACGTCGGCAGTGTGGGGCTGTATGCAGGTTCTATCGAACGCACACGCCCGCGTACCCGCCGTGGTGTTTCGGAAGACTGATAGGGGCCGCGAACGTGCTGACGACCATCCTGTTTACCGGCTGGTCAAGGACCGCCCGAATCCTTGGATGACCCCGTTTCAACTCCGCCGCGTCGTCAAGTTGAACCGGTTGGGCTTTGGGCGCGGGTTGTGCATCATCGAACGCAACGCTGACGGTGTGCCGGTTGCCTTGTGGCCGGTGCATGGCTCTCGCGTGCGGGTTGTGGTGCATGAAGAAAACAACATCCAGCAAGTCATCTACGCCGTGGCTCAGGACGGCGAAGGCGAACTGAACATGTCCGGCAACGGTTGGCGGCTCATGTCGCCGAAAACCGGCGACGGGCGATACGAAATTTACTCGGCGTCGGATGTGCTGGACTTTCAGGGCTTGTCGTTTGACGGTGTGAACTGCCTGAGTGCGGTTCAACACATGAAAAGCGTTATCCAGCAGCACCTTGCCGCCGAAAGCACGCTCACCACGTTCTCATCTCAGGGTTTGAAGGCTGGCGGGTTCCTGCTTCACCCCAACAAACTTACACCGGAAGCACACAAGCGGATTCAGGAGTCTTTCAACGCGAAGTATGGCCGAGCCGACTTTGCGGGTAAGACGGTGGTTCTCGAAGAAGGCTTGAAGTTTGAGCATGCCCCCACCGTGATGACGCTCGCCGATGCTCAGTGGATTGAAGCGAGCAAGATGCGGATTGAGGACATTGCCCGATTCTTCGGCGTGCCGTTGCACTTGATTCAATCGCTCGACAAGGCGACGAACAACAACATTGAACACCAATCACTGGACTTCCTGAACCACTCGCTCGCACCGGACCTCGAAAACGACGCGCAGGAGATGACGTACAAACTTCTCACCGAGGAAGAACGTGCGAGCGGCATGTACATCGGCCACATCACGCAAGCGATTCTCTCGGTTGATATGAAGTCGCGTTACGAAGCGTACATGCTCGCCTTCCAGATGGGCGTGGTGAACGCTGACGGAATCTGCGACCGCGAAGATATGAACCGCCCCGACGACGGAAGCGGCAAGACGTACTACCGCCCGTTGAATCAAGGCCCGGCACTCACGCCCGACGAAGCCCGCAAACTGGTAGCGAAGGAAGTTGCACCGACACCGCCACCCAATCCTCCCGCCGACGCAAGCGGCGATGACAGCAGCGACGACGACACCAACGAAGGGACAACATGAGCAAGACGAAGCCCACCGTGAAGCCGATGGGCTTCGCATCCGCGTATGACAACGAAGAAAACGTGCTGACCGTCCGCATGAAGTGGCCGACGATGGCGGATGAGCATTGGTACTTGCTCCAATCCGATGAACACTTTGACAACGAACACTGCGACCGCGAGTTGTACAAACGCCACCTGGACGAAGCGATTGCACGAAACGCGGGGATCATCAAGTTCGGCGACACGTTCTGCGTGATGCAGGGTCCGGGCGACAAGCGTTCGTGCCTGTCCGCACTCCGCGACGCCCACAAGCAGAGCGACTACTTCAACCGGGTGCTTGAAGATGCCGTAGCGTTTCACGCGCCGTATGCGAAAAACATGATCGGCGTCGGCATCGGCAACCACGAAAGCAGCGTCACGAAGAAGTACGGCTGGGATATCACTTCTTTGTTCGTCGATAGGCTCCGGCGCGAGTGTGATTCGCAGGTGGTGCGAACGGCCTACACGGGATGGATTCGCTTCATGGGTTCGTGTGGCGAGCAACGAAGCAGCCTGAAACTGTGGTACACGCACGGGTACGGCGGCGGCGGGCCTGTCACTCAGGACACCATTCAGGGCCAAAGGCAGATGGCCTACGTGCATGGCGCGGACATAACCGTCAGCGGCCACACGCATGACTCGTGGATGCTTGAACGGGTGGCAATCAACCTGTCCGACTGCGGCAAGCAGAACCGCAAAACCACCGTGCAAGTGAAACTCCCCACGTACAAAGACGAGTACGGCAAGGGCGAAGGCGGCTGGCACATTGAAACGGGGAAACCGCCAAAGCCGCTAGGGGCGTACTGGCTGCGGTTGTTCTGGCATCGGCGTGATGGGATGCAATTCGAGGTGCAACGGGCAAGATAAGGGGGAACATCATGGCGTGGCCTTCGCTAGAGCCGGTTTTCCCTGACGATGCCGTGTCCCCAGACTGTGACGACCTGCTAGCCGATTGCCCTTTCTACAGCGGGAACTAGCCATGAAAGATGACCAACTGACTTTCATCGAAGCAATCGACGCGGCAATCGACCGTGCGCAGGAGCAAACCGGCCTAAGTGTCTTCGTCTGCATCCCGGTTGGTGCGGCATCCCGTCGCCGAATCAAGGTGCGGATAAGCGTTGACCACCCCGAACGGCCCGAAGGCTACACGAAGCGGATATACACCGGCGAGCCTGACGTGTTGGCAATCATCGAATCAATCGCGATCACTTGCGGGGAACATCTCCGCAAGTTGGACCGGCACTGAGAAAAACGAACACAGCTGGGTAGGTTGCTTTATGGAAAAGCAACTAAACCGCGCATTTGCTCACGGCCTCACTGTTCGCGCAGGTGACGCCGCCCACAACTCAATCGGCACCCTCGACGGTTACGCCGCCGTGTTCAATCAGGAAACCAAACTTTTCGAGGGGCGAAACGTCGTCTTCTACGAACGCATCGCACCATCCGCGTTCAAGGAAAGCCTCGCCCGTAACGATGACATCCGCGCGTTGTTCAACCACGACAGCGGCAACCTACTCGGTCGTCGGTCGGCCAACACCCTCGAATTGAGCGAAGACGACAAGGGCTTGCGGGTGGCTATCCACCTGCCCGACACCCAAGTCGGACGCGACACGCTCGCCAGCGTCAAGCGTGGCGACCTCACCGGCATGTCGTTCGGCTTCTACATCCGCAAGCAATCCGAGCAGCGGGAAGAAGCGGCGAATGGCGGCAAAGCAATCATCCGCACCACCATCGAAGCGGCGGACCTCATCGAAGTTTCGCCCGTGACGTTCCCCGCGTATCCGCAAACCGAACTTGCGGCGCGTTCGCTCACGCCTGACCAACTCGCCGCGATGGAAGCACTCGACAAGCCCGCGGCAAAGCCGGGTATCTCGGCCCGCACCGCGTGGCTCATCAACTCGTGGAAATTGTCGCAGTGACGTTTGGGAAATCTGAATACGTCCGGGTAGGTTCCTCTGTTACGTGGTTTTCGAGCCGTGTGGCTCAGGAGTAACAGATGCCCAGCATCAATGTTGATTTGAACACGGTTCTTGCTCGTAGCCAAGCCGAGTTCAACAAGGCGAAGGACGAAGGCGACCAGATTGTCGCCCGTTTTACCGCCGAAAACCGCGACATGACGAAGGAAGAAACGGACGCGCTGACCGATGCGCAGGCTCGCATGGCCGATGCCGACAAGCGAATCAAGGCGACTCGCTCATGGTTTGAGAAGGCAGCCGCGAACGTCAACCCCGACAACGCCCCCGCTGGCGATGGCAAGGTTCGCAACATCCGCGAATACCAGGCCAACGTCCGCAAGGCTGGTCAGTGGGCAACCGAAACCCGCAAGGAAACCGCGAACGATGCCGAGCAGCGTGAAGCGTTCGAGCAGTGGTTCCGCACTGGTCAACAGCCCGCCGCCTCGCTCCGTGCGTTGTCAAACAACCTCGGTGGCAGCGGTGGCTTCACCTTGCCCGTTTCGTTCAACGCGAACATCGAACGTGCGATGCTGGACTACTCCGGCGTGCTGCAAGCCCCCGTCGATGTGCTGACGACCACGAGCGGCGAAGACATCCTCTGGCCCAGCGTTGACGATACCGCAAACGCTGGCGCGGCAATCGAAGAAAACGTGTCGGCTGCTTCGGTTGATCCTCTGTTCGGCCAAAACGTCCTTCGCGCCTACCTCGGCACGACCGGCCACGTTCAAGTGTCGAACACCATCCTGCAAGATACCGGCATCCCGATGGAAAGCCTGCTTAGCGAGTTCCTCGCCGAGCGTGCTGGCCGCCGCATGAACGCCCGCCTGACGAACGGCACCGGCAACAACGACCCCCAAGGCATCGTCACTGGTGCATCCGCTTCAGGTTCCAGCACCGCAAGCAGCACGACCATCACCTACGCCAACC